TGTTGTGTTTCTAGTTGCTCAGTAATTTGAATGTTCTCACTGAACAATGTTGGCTCACCTAGTTCATCTGCAAGGATACGAGCAAACTCTTTACCTGACATGTGTGCTGCTACAGAAGGATCAGATAGTTTGATCTGGTACAACTGTGTAAGGTTCTGGATACGACGAGCACGTTCAGCAAAGTGACGAGCACCTACAGGAACAATCTTACCCTCAGCTGTAATGTCATCCTTTGTAACTGTCTGGAACAGGATAGCACCTGTAGCATCATCCATAACTCGGATAGTGTCAGACATGTTCATGTAACGACGAGAGACCTCTAGCATTGCATTCAAGATTGGCTCAAGGAATGTACGTTCAAAGTGAGCAGTCTTGTGTTCAAAGATACGAGAGGCTGCATTCTGTAGGGACTGTACTTCAAAGGCTGTCTTCTCGCCAGCAGTACGGATACCCATAGCTTGCTTAGGAGCACCAGCCATCTCTTCCATCTTGTCTTCTAAGAGCCTAATTTGCAGGTCTGCTTGCAATGCTGTAGCATCTGGAGCCATGTAACCTACATCACCCTCTTCACCGATATAAATACGAGCACCAGGTTCGAAGTCAAAGTCTTCTACGTCACCACGAATCTTCATGATTGGGTAGGCGATCTGGTCGAAGACATCAGCCTTAAGGTTCTCAAGGTGGTCGATGCGATACTGCATACCTACGAGGTTATCCAGTGGACCCATTGCATAGAGGTTGTCTGGACGTGGTCTCCAACCTGCGTGGAAGATAGGAGCACTACCCAACCAGCTAGGGTTCTCTTCGTTAGCTAGTACGTAGGCTCGGTCTACAACAGTAATGATACGATCACTATGTAGCTCACCCTCAGCTGTGTCGTAGAAGTCACCGTAGAATGTGAGGATTTCTACGTAGTCAGACTCGTAGTATTCTTGGATAGATGAGAAGCCATCAGCAATAAAGCCATCTGCCTTGTACTCACTGTCAGCACCACGGACTGCTGCACGAGCATTCACCATCTTAGTAAAGACACCCTCTAGGTGTTTGTTAGATGGGTCATTGTCGATCATTGCCCGTATCTCACCAAGGGTCTTGATGGAACGGATGATCTTAGGGGCCTTCTCAAAGCTGGAGGCAGTAGGGTTGAAACATAGATCGTAAGGAGAGATACGAACAACCTTGGGGCCAACGTAGTTAACTACAAGATCACCAGCTTCTTTAACTTGGTAGTTGTCTTCCCAAGATACTGTAGCAAAGCAGTTACCATACTGAATGTAATCATACAACAAATCTGAGGCGGTGTCTACAAGTTTAGACTGACGAACCTTATTATTCATGTAGGCTTGGATAACATCACGTTTAGCTTTGACGTTGCTGTCCCGTGTGTCGGCCTCAAACCTCATCCACTTCTGTTGTGGGAACAGAGTAGCAAAGTAGTTAGCATGGAGGTTGTCCATGATCTGTGTCAGCTTAGGGGTAGTGGTGCTGTTAGACCAAGGCAACATAGCATTCTTGGTTGTACGAGTATCCGTAGCATACAGGTAGTTCCGTAGCTCTTTCCACTCGTCTAGCTTCTTCTGACGAAGGTTAGACCAAGTTTGCCAACGAGTAGCAATCTCAACAGCCATGTGGTCAGGGCCAAGCATGTGTTGTAGTTCGATAGTTTCGCCAGCCATTTAGCCTGCTCCTCGGAATTTGTTGTTAGCCCAAACAATGTTACTGCTTCGTGTTCTCTTAACTTGCTGAGAAGGTTTGACAGCAATGTCGATTGCAGAGGCAAGGGCATCTTTAATATCGTCGTGGGGTGGGTGTCTCATCGACAACTCTTCTTCGAGTGTCTGGATGTTACCGCCTCGGTAGTGCCAAATCTGAAGGTTATCATAACGTGGCTCAAGGGTAGCTGCGATGCGTTCTTCTTTGTTACCCTGGTGTTTGTTAGGACGATACTCATCAATGCTGATGGACATACCGTGCTGCTTGATTAGCTCTTTAAGCTGCTTAACAATAGCCTGTTGAGCTACTGTAACTTCTGCCCTCATCTTACGGAATGACCACTTAGCTGACAGCTGAAAGATGTGATCGAAGTACTCAGAGATACGGTCAGTACGGAAACGATCAATGTCTAGGACGTAGATGTTGTTCTGATGATCTACCCCAACTACAACAATAGCTGTGTAGTCGGCCTTTTTAGATAGACTAAAAGCAAAGTCGATAGAAGCTACAATGTTTAGCTTACGGTCCTTGTAGAACCAGTAACCATTCTCTTGTGTGAGGTGCTTACGTTCATAGTACTGAAACTTAGTACGGTCAACAGGTACGTTATCTGGGTCACTAGGATCGTTGTAGTACTGTGCTCGGAACTGAGACTTATCTAGGTACTGACCACGTTTCTTAGCTAGAATCTGCATAGTAAAGCCGAAGTACTTACCGTCCTTACGTTGCTGTTGAGGCCACAAGAACTCACCTGTCCCGTCACCCCGATCCTCTACTGCTCTCTCGAACACCTCGTAGATTTGCTCTTCTGATACCTTGTTACCGTCTGCATCATACTGGTCCTCAGTCATCTGCATCAGGTCATTGTAAAGATCAGCTGGGTGGTAACGAGTGCCTACGATCCACTCTTTAGCATTAGCCCCTTCGATAGACGAGAGAAGAGAGTACTGGCTCTTAACCTTCTCACGACCCTCATTGGTGTAGGCATTCTCATATACAACCACATCGTCAAGTACTGCGATGTCACAGTGCATACCAGTAAGGGATGTAGTAAGGCCCCCAGTAAAAACAGATGGGTCACGTACATTCTCTTTCTTACGGTCAGGGTGGTCCAACATAATCTCTGAGTTGGTCCACTTAGTTCTCTTGCCTTCTTCTTTGTTGACATGCTCAGGCCAGTAACGGCGGTAGGTCTCAGAAGTAAGGATAGACTTAATGAAGCCTAGTTGTTTCTCGGCAAGGTTAGCTGTAGCTGAGATGTAGAGGATACGTAAGGTAGGGTCTTTAGTTAGCTCCCATGCCACACGATAAGCTACGAGACGAGACTTACCGTGGTCACGAGGAAACAGCAGAAGCTGGTGTGACTTGTGGTCTGGACGTGTCCACCAACTACAAACATCTTCGTGAGCCTGACCCAAGATTTGCTCAGGTGCTACAAGCCTAATGAACGTAGCTAGATCACCCTCAGAGGCTTGTCTAATTTGAGCAAGGGTTACACTCATTTATTACTAATGTTCCATTGTTTGACTACTGAGTCTAAGCCAAAGGCTGCGCCAGCAAATGTAAGGATAGGCAGGTTAAGAACCTTTACAGCTTCACCCGCCAATAAGTTTTCGCAGTAGACCCATAAGAAGATCAGCAAGAGTAGGACGGCTAGGAGTAGGGTTGCTACTTCCCTTTTCAATGTCTTCTTTGGATTTGGGTTGTCCATTGAGGTATTCCTCTACTTGAAAACCTGGACATGCTTTAGAAGATACTTCGTTGTGTCCACGTATTTTAGCATTGCTGTGTGTATCTGTCAAGTCCTTGATAAGGTTATCTAGGGCTTTACGTTGTAGGTCTGTGTAGTGTTCTTCAAACTTATCGTTAGCATCCGAGCCGAAGCCACCGATAAGACAGATACCGATAGAGTTTTTGTTGTAACCCTTAGCATGAGCACCAGTACGTTCTACTGGACGGCCTACACACACATCACCCTGGCGGTCCACGACTAGGTGGTAGCCAATATCTGACCACCCCTTGTCTTTATGCCATCTACGAATCTCTTCAACCTTCTGTTGACAGCTGTTAGCCGCCATCCACTTAGGCTGTGTGGCTGAACAGTGAATGAAGATTTCTGTGATCTGTCTCATCAGTTATTGCCTTACTGTACGAATACGTCTTTAGCACCGAAGTCACGGTTGTCTGAGATGCGTAGTGCTACAGTGCCTGATGTAAAGTCACCAGTCTTAACACCTGCACGGTAGAAGACTTCCTCAGCATCAAATCCGCCACCTTCGTAGTTGGATGTGAATGTGTCTACATCAAACCAGTTAGTACCATCCCAGCTACGTTGGACAGTAACTGTAGCAGCCCATGTACCTGAGATAGACAAGTTGAAGTGACCGACAACCTGAAGTTTATCAGTGAAAGTATTCTGTGCGGTGATTGATGCTGTTACGTTAGCCATTTTATTTTCCTTAGACTAGCTTGAGTATTTTGATACGGTAAAAACCTGTAACCAACAGTGTAACTGTACTACCCATATCAGTGTTGTCATAAGAGTAAATACCATCGTTGCCTGTAGCTACTTGAAGGGTGTTAGTAGACTTGTGATAAATTGTAGGTCCGACTTCTTTTGTACTAGAGTTAGAGTAGCCAGCAGGGATTTGAAAAATCCTATCCGAAGCATCCTTAACAAAGATACATACTAAAAGATTATCTCCTGTTGCGCCTAGATTGTGGTCAAAGTTATAGGCGTTGTTGTTAGCAACTGATGTCCAACCACTGTCGTAAGTTACGGGAAGGCCCCTATTAAAAACCCCAGCTTTGTTGATTGTTGTCATTTTTTATCCCTCGTGTTTTTTACATTCATACCTTGAACCAGCCAGACATACGAATAT